TCAAAGCACCTGAGAACGTGCCTCCAGCAGCGGATAGATTCCCGGCGAACGTGCCGGTCGCTGCGTTTAAAGACCCTGCAAACACACCCGTCGCCCCAGCAGTCAGTATCAGGTCGCCATTTGGTGCTCTTATGCTTAACCCATTTGAGTTGATGTGGTTAGCCGTAATCGACCCAGCAACAATCTTTGATGCATTGAGCGTGTTGTCAACGACAACATCACCGCCAAATAATGCCGTGAGCACCATCCAGGTCGCACCCGAACTTCTGATTCTTGTTTGAGAGAAGGCCAACCCAGAGTTGTAAAGCGTGACCACATCGCCTGTGATCGGAGTGCCACCGCCTACATCAGCAATTGCAAGAACGGCCTGAGAATCGTCCCAACTTGCGCTCGCTACCGGTTTGGCTGCCGTGATCGTTCCACGAACGCCAGGAGAGCCAGCAGCACCATTTGTCCCATTGGTTCCATCAGTACCTCGAACACCATCTTGGCCATTCAGGCCATTTGCACCATTGCTCCCAGGCAATCCGGCCTCGCCCTTGATCTTGACAACACCAGTAACCGAACCCCAAGTCGCGCCGTTGTCAGTGCTGGTCTGAGTCGCCATATAAGCATCGGCTACTGCGGGCGTTGCATGCCAGCTTGTTGCGCCATCGATACTGAAAACGACCCGCACAGACGATGATGGCGTGCCAATCCTCGACGGCACTGTCCAACCAGTATCACCACCACCGTCAGTAAAAACATTACTCGTCATCCAAAGCGGCTGATTGTTGTCTGCCGGAATGCCATCGCTCCAGCTTGTTGCCGTTGGCGAGGCAAAGCTGCCACCTGAAGGGGTTGCTGGTTGAATAATCGCCCGCAGGAATGAAAACCCCTTAACCTTTGAGACTCCGGGAGCACCAATGAATCCAGGTTCACCTCTTGCACCTGGAGAGCCTGGAGCACCGGGTACTCCTGATGTTGCATCGACGGCAGCAATCGCCGCATCAATTTTGCCAAGTGCATCCCTAATCCGGCCAACATCCACATTCAGTGGATTGTTGATGTGTGGCAAAGGTATATCGAAATTGATTGTTCTGTTATCTATCATTTCTTATCCTCACAAAACGATAACTCGTAAGTCACGGACTCGCGGCCTTGATGCAGCCGAACCCGTCAACAATAGTTTTATACGAACCAGGGAGCAATTTACTCCTGTGACGGTATGCGTATATTCAGTGAAGCCGTTGCCCATCGATAAACTCGAAGGATTGATAATGTTTACCCATGTAGATAAATCACTGTCTTTTGCGTATCCGACAGAGACAGTTGCACCATTTGACAGTGCCGCCTCATAAACAACTTTCACTGTGACGTTTGTCCCGCCATCTATTGCCAAAGATACATAACTTCCACTGGTGCCAATAGCACCTGACACTAACTGCGTGCCTGGAAACAGCAGCGGTGAAGATGCCGAAGTCCCGTGGAGTTTTGCCGAGATAGCGATATTCCCCGTGATGCTGCTGGTTAAGGATATTGGCTGGCCCGCATCGACAGTCAGCACGGTCGCGTCTGGCAGCGTGAGCTGGTATTCGGTAAAAGTGGCACTCGTCGGATTGTTTGAGTTCGCCAGCAATAGCAGATCAGTCGCCCCAGAGACAGGAACATTGCCCAACTGGACTGTCCTGACGGATTCAGTGAAGGATGCAGCAAACAGCCTGAACGTCATGTCGCGGTCTTGATGCACTGTCCAACTGCTGGCGTTTGACGATGACAGCAAGGTGCCGACGGTATATGGCTGGCTCGTAGCCCAGCGTTGCAATGACTCGTCAAACTCGCCGAGTGCCGCGACCGAGATCGCGCCAATGGCATCGTTGCACAGCACCACAATCGCATACTCCACCCCGGATTGAAGGAACACAGGAAAGGGGAATTGAAAGCGCGTGTGCGATCCACCAAGCATGATTGCATCAGGCGAAGCCATGACTTGCATGACGACATCCTGGTTCGGCATCCCGGCGGTTGTTTCTCTGATTTGAACCAGCACGTTCGAGGTCGGCCTGGCGGTGAACCACACGTCAACTGCACCAGCCTGGACGCTGGAATCTAGGGTGAATGTTTGCGCGAGTGGATCAAGATTAATCCAATTCCCAACCCACGATGATGTTGTGGTGAAGGTCGTCTGGTTTGTCCACGTCTGACGATCAAGCGACCCAAGACCTGAGAAAACGGCAGAGCCTACAGTTCCACTCTGCCCAGAAAATGAAACCAGCTTTTCACCAGCAGGGATGTTTGCAGGTATGGTGAATGATCCGGTAAGTACGCCAGATGAATTTGCCGCCCCAGAGACAGCAAGTGCAACACCATCAAAAGTCAACGAGGAAAGGTTCTCTCCACTGCCAAACCCCTCAACCCTGTAAGACACAGTAATCGGACGAAGAAAGGATAGACTGGTCTCTGTCCGGCTGACTAGAACATCCTCGACAGTCACATCCAATCTGGATGCGTTTCCACTTCCAACACTGACATTTCTGGTGGTCGGACTGGCCCAGGTCTGGTCAACAATCGTCCATCGATCAACCGCAGGATCAAGCGTGACCACGGCAGGGGGAACGGTAAACGCCATGTAGGGGTTGATCGACATTGACGATGTGCGCATCAACTGCTCAAGGCAGGCGACCGGGTTGTAATTCAGCGATGTCGGCTGACTAATGTCGGCCCCCATCCGATAGACTGTCGCAGAAATAGGAAGCACAAGATGACCGCCGACAATTGCAGCAGTCTGCGCTACCCCTGCATCGCGGTGGCTGTCATCGATGAACGGGTCAACAAAGATTCCTTTTTTTGTGCCGCCTTCACGGATGTGGATATTGTTCTCAAGGCGCTGCTGGGCCAGCAGGCCGATGACAAAATCAAAGCGAGCATCAATGCTGGCAAGCGCCGTCATTGACACCATACGCACACCGTCGCTGGCGACAACTCTCCCAGATGCCCACCAGGTTTGATGTATACGGGCAAGCGACAGCAAATCACCCGGAACAACCGGCGACTGTGGGTTGGTGGCCGATGCCACGCCCTTGACCCAAACGACATGGCCATCCAAATCAAGGCACAAGCGGTCAATTCGAGGAAGCATCTGGCTGTAGCTGATGAGTATTGACGTACCAGCAACGGCACCAGTCACAGTCAAACCAGTTGGGGTGACCCCTGTGGGGGTGATCGACTTTGTGTAGCGGTAGGTCGCCGAGTAGCTGCTGCCTGATGCTGGCTCACTGCCCCCCAGCGACCAGTCAATGTCGCCATTATTGAGGTAGTAGTCAACACTGTTCTGATACGTTGTGCCGCCTTGGGTGATACTGACAAGAGAAACTACCCCAGTCTCTTGCGGGTAATCCTTGGCACCTACACCACGGGTCATGGTTTCAGTTTTCTCGGAAACAATGATGACGCTGGTGACATTAACGCCAGGCCCATTGCTGAAACCAACCACCTGACTGCCGCTTGTATAAGAGTCGTGCGGCTCGGCGACGATTGGCCGCAGGTCTGGTACTGCCGTGTACGCCGTGCGCCGAGAGGTCTTAAATTCGACACCAAAGCCAAACACCCGCGCCCGGCCATCGGCAATGCTGTAAACCTGATTGCCGTTTAGGTCATCGAGCTTTGAGACTTTCATGCCGGTCACGATGTAGCTGCCGCCGGAGTTATCCCGGTCGTACAGGGCCACCGACTGCGCAACCGCATCAATGTTGGGAGGCGGCTCCTTGCTGCTCACTACACCATCGACCACCTCATAGACCGGGTAAAACTGGCCGCCAGCGCCATCGTTTCCACCGACCCCGACCCACCCCCACTGACAGTGCAGCTTTAGCCTGTCGGCACCGGCCTGGTCGTAATTTGCAAAGCTTGAAACAGGATCGCGCAGACCAATATCTTCAGCACTGGTGATGATCGACTCGATCATTCGCACGCCGACGGTAACTGATCCGGTTGTCGCTATGGTGAAGTTTTCAGGAGCCAGACCACGCACAGCACCCGCGATGTAAACAGCCCCTTGGCGGCACTGCAAAGCACCAGTTGATGGATTGACACTGATGCTGGCATCCCGGATGACTGCGCCGTTCTTGAAAAGCACATCTGCGACACCACGCAACCGCCAGGATGCATTCTGCTGAATTTCATTGAGTTCAGCAGATTGCAGCCCGCGCCCAGCGATAAAAAGGTGCTCCTCATATTCCTTTGAAGGATCGAATCTGTTGTGGTAATTTGGTGAAATCGTTGCCATTGAAGTCCCTAAAAAGCGATTGCAAACTCGAAGTGCTCGCGCTTTGATATGTCGCGGAAAAGTGCCGTGATGTTTTGCACCATCAGCAACCGGCCTGGGTTGGCTATTTGGCTTGGGGTAAGGTATCCGGTGCCATTAGGGATATTTATTTGAGTGCCAACAAAAATGCCAATCTCACGAATGATGGATGACGGCGAGTCGGAAAAATCAAAATCAGCCGTGAGATAGACCACCCCACTCGGAACGTCGGTTGGAGAAAAACTCCCAGGGTCAAAGTAGAGTGATCCTGCTGTGTCGGCAAAGTGAATGTCGGTAATCAGCCGCCTGCCGATTTCGTTTGTCAGGCCAACAGCAGCGGGATCGATTTCTGGCGTTGTCAACAACGGCCAGCCATTGCCGGTGCCCCACGCGACGTGGAGCGTGCTTGCCATGACCAACTCCGCGAGTGCGATTCGGCCTGAATTTGTGATGGTGGACATGAATTGATTGGTCGGTGCTACAAGGTCAAAAGTAGCGTCACGACCAAATCAACCCAGGCTCGAATGCGAGATTCCAGCGCCGCTGCCCGAGCCACTCCAGTCGCTGGTCGTATTCCAGCCGAATGACCACCAGCTTGCAGACATGAATGTGGCCTCAAAATAGGCGTTTGCCCTGACCCTCGGCTCCAGCACGGAAACCCCAGCCGGTCGGTTGGTGTTGATCATGGGGGTAATCGGTGCCCACCTGATCGGCCTGGCCGACGTGGGCTGAATCAGGTTGCGACCAATCGTCACCCCGTCCTTGATTTTGTGGTGCCCGGACAGCTTGGAGCCACTCAGCGAGAAAATCAGCCTCCACGGCTCTTCGATGAACACATGGACGGGCAGCGCATCATGGATCGCTCGCTCAATAGCAAAAGCGTTTGACCTTGGCCGGATGGTTTCAGTGATGATCAGATCGAGGTAGTCGGCATCCTGCATCCCGTCCATCCGATAGATGCCGAAAAACATACCCCAATAGTCCAGCCAGTCGGCCTCTGCCTTGTGCAAGTACACCTGGTCAATGGCAGCCGGTATTGCATCCGCCGCATCCTGCACGCTTGCCGCATAGGCGCTCACCATTGCCAACAGAACAGACCGGTGCGCCATCACGGTGTTGGTTTGGCCGTTGCTTTTGGCTTCGCTGCCATCGACCAGCACACAGGCGTGCAGCGAGAGCACATCCGGGTTTATGCTCTCGACCGTCACGCCAGCCAGACTCAGTGCAGCGGCAACACTCCCAACCGTCCCGGATGCCAGCGAAACATCAGCAAGCGCAGCGCCAGACAACGCCTTGACAGTGAGGCGACTAGATGAAATTGACCACGTTATGCCACCGGCATGGGCCAGGGTGAATGCAGCGACAGCGTCCGGGTCACGGTTAAATGCGCCGTAAAGATGATTCAGTAACTTGTAGCGCATTCTCAAAACCCACTTAGGGTGATCGTCCCAGGAATCAGGTACTCGGACTGTCCGCACACGATATTTGAGTCAATCGTCAGAGATGCAGCAAGCACGCCAGCCACGCTGATAATCCCGGTCACCAGCGCATCCGCTGTCAACGTCCCCCCCGGACTGACCAGGGAAATGGAATAGGCAATCGCCGCATGGATTTTTGTGGCATGGGACGGCTCTGGCACCACGCCAGCATCAAACAGCAAAGACACGCCGAACGAGACAGCCCGCGAGGTGGTCGCCACGACGCGCACCTCGACCCCGGCAGGGCGATAGTTCTCAACGCGGCTCTGTGCAGCAGCCACCAGCGCAGCAGAGGCATTGCCAGCCGACCCACGCAGGTACAGGTTGACCATTCCGACAAATTCCACAGCGCCAACACCGGTGACATACTCCTGCACCACGCCGCCCGCATCCTTGACTGTAGCCAGCGCCGCCGCATATTTGATGGACTGCACCGTGCCCCTTGCCAGCGACTGCACGAACTGGATAAATCGGGTTTTTCTTTCAAGCTCCGACTCGTCGCTGTTGACGGGGAAGTCAAAGGCTTGATAGATGGAAACCGGGATCGCATCTTGCAGTCCCAACAGCATCTGCAAGTAAAGCTCTTCAATCTCGATGGCCGGAGACTCCATCAGCGTCCGGGCGACCGAGCCAACAGAAAAATCCGTGATCTGGCTCTGTGATGCCCGAGCCAGATTGATCATGGAACCGACAATACTGCGATGGTCTTTGATCTGGAACATTTTTATCCTTGAATTTCTACCTGGAGAGGGAGTGCCGAACCGTCGGATACGACAGCCGTCAAGGCAACAACAATGGCATCCCCCTTCATGCTGGCCTTCCCGTCTTCTACTGACTTGACGCGGGGGTCACGAAGAACCGTCTCTTCGCAGAAACGAAGGGCCAGCAGCGCAATGTTAAAGTCGGTCTTGCGCCCTTTGAGGCGGTGCGCCATATTGCCGTACCGTGGGTGAAACCACAGGCTACCGAGTTCGTTGGTCAGCCGATGGTTGAGCGACTGGACGAGATTCGGAATCCCTGATGCCAGCGACAAGCCACCCGACTCGTCCGCCACCATTCGCCCGTTGGTCAGCAAAACATCGATGCCGAATGCCTTTTCAGGGGAAACACCGGACTGACTGGATACCGCGCTGGACGGGACTTTGATCGGCGAACCGTACAGGAGTACTCGACCTGTAGTCAGGCCGATGTGGTTGGTGTCGCCCGTCAGGTATGGTGGATGAAGGTCGTTCAACCAGACGATTTCAGGCCAGCGCGAGGCATCCTGGAGCACACGAAACGCCAACCGCTGCAAAGTGTCGCCATACTCAACCCGGACAACACGCCATTGTGTTTTTGAGTCAAGCATGGATGGTTACCCCTGATTGAAGCCGATATGCATAGCCACTCAGAGCGACAGGGTCGATGTCCGCTGTAATGTCGAGCCTTTTCACGTCCAGAATGGCGACAGCAGCATCCTGGCTTTTTGTGATGGCCGGTGCCGCGTCAACCAGCCCGGCAAACGGATTAGTTCCTGCCACCGTCGTCACGGACGCTGGACTGCCGCCCGCCGTGCTGGAGCAGTTGGATGCGCCATACAGGTCACCACCCCCAGGGGAGGCGGCCAGCATGGCATCGGCAAACCCGTTACTAAGAACGCAACTCAGGTTTGAGAATGCACCTTTGATCTGCATTAACTCAGACTTGGCATAGGCCGGGATAGTGGCTACAGCAGCGGCAGCCGTCCACATGGTGGTCGCCGTGGCACTGAGTTCTTTGGCGACATTCACGACCGCATACTGCGCTGCGGTGATTGTTGCTTTGGCCGCGTTGGCCGTTTTGATGATGTCCTGCGCCATGGTGATTGCAGGCAAAAACGTCTCCTTGGTCAATTTCAGTAAGTCGTTGCCGAATCCACTGATAGTTTGCGTCAAGCTCCCAAGCTTGCCCTGAATCCCCTGTAGGAATCCAACGGACACATCCATCGAGGCAATCGATGTAGTGGTCAGTTTTGCAAGCCTCTTTGCTTCCAGCCGGTCAAATGATCCGTCGTCTGCGATGTCGGAATCAAAGAATATGGGCTTGGTGGCCTTGTCGTTGGTGACCGTCATGGAGAGGTTGTAGAGCAGCAAAAGGGGATTCGACTTGCTGCGCTTGAGGACAAACTGCATCGGAACAACGTCGGCCACATAGTCGCCGTTCAGCGGGTCAATGACCACCAGCCGGACAAGTCCAGGGTCTGTCGAGTTTGCGATAGCCTCGCTGCGCAGTTGGTGCCACTTGTGGACAAAGCTGTCGCGCAGGGTTGTGAACCTCTCGATGCCGTCAGGGCGACCGCCAGACCCCCAGCCGGTGTTGCCGGAGATAACGAGCGATGTAAGGCCGCGACCGAATGAATCAACCCAGGCACCATCCAGCGTGTTGACCGCAGATATTCTGGACGGTTCAGTCCGCGTCAATTCCTCCGGCTTGATTGGCAAAACCATGTAGCCAATCAAGTCGGTGCCATTCATCAAGGCAAGCGATATTTGCAGGTATCGCTGGCTGGTTGGTTGGGTTGTAGCCATTCCCGCATGGTCGTGTCACGACTTGGCAGCAGCCCGGCTGGCCGCCATGCTGGCCTTGGCGATAGCCATAAACGCGTCGTACTTGGCCGGGTCAATGCCGGTGAAGGGAAGCCAGCGTCCGCGACAATGGGGGTGTTGGGCACCCGCCGCAATCCACCACATTTCGTCTGGATCGCGGTCGTAGAGCTTGCCGTCAATGCGTTTTTTTGGCGCGCTTGACCGCCCGATGTTGGTCTTGCCTGGCCATATCTCGGTTTCCCCGTCCTTCTTTGGTTTGGCCGGGTCAACCACGGTCATGATGCGCCCGTTGATTTTGTGGCACCAGTCGCAGACACCTTTGTACTGCTCAAGCCGCTTCATCTTTTCTCCCGGCTTGCTGGCCGCCACAACACCCTGCGCCGCGTTCTCGGACACCTCCGTGATAGCGATTCGCCGCCAGTCGCGGTTAGCCGTGGCGTATTTGTCGAACAGCTTAGTCTGAATGTTCTCGATCTTTCCCCCCAGCATGACCGCCTGCTGGTGCTCCAGCACAATGTCCCGGATGCCGGATTTCATTTTGTCGCCCATATCGACAATCGCCTCGGCGCAGCGCACGCGAGCGAAGCCGATCATGACCTCAGTGAGCTTGGTAACCGGCAGGCCCATTTCAATCGCCGCCGGTACGCTGGCGGGGAGTAGGGCGGCAATGCCAGCCGCGACTGCCGCGATGGGCGGGTTGGCAGCAAGGCCAGCCTCGATCTGGCCCAACAACGTGGACTTGACCGATACCCAATCGGCCATGCTGGCGGCCCACTTGGGTGACCAGTATTCCTGTAGCAGCCACTCGACCATCATTGACCAGTCCTCGGGCAGCCACAGCGCGCGCGGCTTGGCGAGCAGGTAGGCTTTCCAGGCATCAATCTCGACCTGCGTCCAATGCACCGGAGCCTCGGGCATCAGTGGGAGTTGCTGGGTTTTGATGTGGGGCGCACCATGATCGGCCAGCCACCAGGCCAATGCGTCCTTGAGTGACTGGATGTGCGCCTGGCCGACGTGGGTGAACGCCTCGACCAGATCGGCCAGGTAGGGCGAATCAAAAGGGAGCCAAATATCGTGTTCGTGGCTGGGCTTGATGGCCTTGCCGAGGTAGGTTCCGTGATCAATCATCCGGCCATGATGTGGTCACGACACGCTGGCAATGGCCGCCGTGACTTTAATCTGGTCGTTACAGCACTGTGGCGGCATGAACAAAACATGCTGAATTTACCTGATCACTTGCACAAAGCCCAATGGGGATAAGGTGTTTTATGCGGGCCAATCGTGCGATTGCACACGCAGGCGGCAGGAGCACTTCGGGGCACTCAGAAGAGGTGATCACTACAACCAGAAAATGCAGCGTGCATATACCAAATATGGCAAAGAATGCTTTACGTTTGAAGTTGTGGAACGCTGTGAAACTTGGGAGCTTGGTGATAGAGAGCGGCCATGGCTTGATAGATTTGCAGGAAAAGAAAATAGCTTCAATATTGCAAAAGACCCAGAAAAGACAGCACTCGGGCTGAAGCACAGTGATGAGACAAAAAAACTGATGTCAATCTCAAAGACAGGCAAGAGGCATACAGACAAAACGAGACTCCTTATCGCCGAACTTCAGCGAGGGAAGAAGCGTGGCCCGTGTTCTGACGAGAGGAAAAGGAAAATTGGCGAGGCCCAAGTAGGCGAGAAGAATCATTCATTTGGCAAGACTGGGTTTTCGCACCATAGAAGCAAGCCAGTTATTGCGACAAAAATTGACGACGGCTCGATCCGTGTTTTTGGCTCTTCATTTGACGCAGAGCGATCCGGATTCTCACAACCAAGCATATCCGGAGTCTGCAACGGCAAGTGGAAAACCCATCGTGGCCACTATTGGAGGTTTGCAACTGCCCAAGAGATTGCAGATCACAATCCGGAGACGCTTGCGATTGCGGCAGAAACCTCGTCCTTAAGCAAGGCTTGCGCTTTTTCAGATACCATCTTGACAATGTAGCGACCGGGCTGCGCTGGTGCAATCCAACCAGAAGAACCCTCCATCATTACCCTGAAGGTCATGTATTTTGAAGATTGCGTGGCCCCGGGCAGGTTTGTCCTGAACGCCACCATTCCGTTTAACCTGCGCTTTTGTTGATCGGACAAGCCATTCATCCCAGAAGTGTCCAGACGCGAACCCCAGTTGTAATTTCTTGCCGCAACGCGGTTTAGCTGTTGAGTTTTTGGGTTGTAAGCCCCGACCTGATTGTTTCGGAACGAAATCGATTTGACGCTGCTGGCCTGAAAGTTATCCCGATTTACCACCTGCTTGTAAACCGACATCGGCATATCGCTTCCGAGTGCGATTGCGCCAGGAGTCTGAACCCTGAATGGAATAATCATGTAACGCTTGCCAGCGTTCTTGCCATTCTTGACAACCCGCGTCTTCAGCGAGGTGTCGAGCATCCTTTTCATGTCGCGCGACGGGATGCCAGTCTCAATCGGCGTAGCCATCGGGTCATCAGAGTAGATGCGCGCCCCCATGCCGTCCGGGTCAAACTTGATATTGATGCTGGCCGCGTACCGGTCTTTTATCGGTGTCCATAGGCCGGGGGTCTGGTTGATGACTTCCTTCCAGGCCGTATAGGCGGTCATGGCCGTGGTCTGAACCGCCTGCTTGATGGCCGTCTCAAGCTGGAGGTTCAGCCCCTTGATCAGGGACGCGGCATCGAAGGAAACGTTGTAGCTTGCCATTACCTGCCAAACAAATCAAATCGTCTCAACTGCACCCGCAGCGGCAGCTTGGCACCGAAGTGGTGACCCCGGTCAGCCGGGAAATCCTGAAAGACGAAAAACTCGCTGTACTTTTTGCCGGTCACCGAGTAGGCCGCACCGGACGGTGGCGCACCCGTGGTGAACAGCAGTCTGCCGTCTGGCTGCTGCGCCGGGATGCCGCCCTCAACCAGGGCAGCACCAGCAATCCAGAATACCCGGTCAATCTTCTTGGCCGTCCAGGGCAGTCGGTCGTTGAAGCCATGACGCAGGTTGATCGAAAACGGATCGTCGCCGTTCAACTGCATCACCCGGTCGCGCTCGCCCATAGCGTAGAGGGGAGAGTCGCTACCAACAGTCAGCATCATGTCGCCACTTTCCCACTGGCCGAACTTGGCGAACTCGCGCTGCACTTTTTGGCTCGGGACTCCAGCAATTCCGGTCACCGCCGTTGTCCATAGAAAACCCTTGCCGTGGCAATGCGGGCAGTCTGGCTTGGGGGAGTTGGTGGCCGGGTTGACACAGGGGCAGACATACGATTTTCGCCATGCGAAATTCTGGCCTACAAAATTTAAGAGGCCATTGAAGGCGTTAGGATCGAGTTGCATCAGAGCACCATCAGAGGAACGCCGTGGATGCGCTGGCGCAGCGTATCGAGCAGCTTGTCCACCCCGGCCTGAAGCTTGTCGAGGTCTGGGGCACTTTTGCTTTGACTCAGACCATCGGCACTGATCGAGGTGGATGCCGACAGCATGGCATCGTTCATCATGCGCAGGGCAGCAATGCGCTGCACAACATCAAGCAGGTCTGGGTAGTCCGCTGCGGCATTTTTAAGCCCCGCCGTGTAGCGCACCTCGATGAACTGCGGCACGCCCTGCATCCCCATGGCCCCAATCATCACCCCGCCAACCGGCGTATTGAATCCATTGCCAGCCGGGAAAAAACGGATATGACCATACTTCTTGTCGATCTTGATCCACTTTTCAGGAACTGAGAAGATGGCCCCGACCGACGGGTAAGCATATTTGATCGACTCCAGGGTGATGACCGGCCTCTGGCGCAGCTTCAGGAACGTCCAGCCGCCAGGCTGAATCATGTCCTGCTCGTAGTCGTACCCAGGATCAACCGCCCAGGGCGCGCCAGCAAGCGCATCAATCTCGGCCTGCGTCGGGTCATTCGGGAACAGCACCGTCGGTCGCAGGAAAACGTGCAGTTCGCGCTGCGCATCGGACTCTGCCGCAAGCAACTTTGCCCAGATATAGTCGTCCGAGACACTGCCGCCCAAGTAGGGCTGGACGTTGCGCAGTCGCTCGGCCCGGAACCGGCTGACCGATACCGCGCGCTGGAACAAAGCACTCTCGTCGGTTGAGGATGCATCGACCTCGACGTAAGTGATCCAGTTGCGCGATGCCCCGCCAATAGTGACAACCACGACGATGGCGCATTGAGGCGCTGTCACCAGGGTTGTCTCAAGCGCCGGAATGTCTGCCACCACCACACCAAGGCTCCAGTTCGCGCCAATCGCCGTCGAGAGCATCGGGATGACACTGGACAAAGGGGTTACCCCGTCCGCCGAATACAGACGCGCTGTGACTGTGGCGTTGTCCGGGACAGTGATGATTTCTTGGCCTGACTTTAGCGCCAGGGTGAATGTGAGTTGCCTACCGGCTTTGATTGCCATGCCAAAATCCTTTTTAATTACATTTCAAGCGGTTGATGCCGCGTCTCACTCAAGTATTGCTTGACGCATGGGGTTATGCCAGGGTTAGTGTGTTTGAACGAATCACGCCATCACTGCCCATGACCTTGATCACCAGGGAGGAGTTGGATGTGAGCTGAAAAACCATGTTTCCGGGTTGTGTCGGTGTGGCGCTGGCGGTGGGTTCGATGACAAGCGCACTCGGGTCTTGAAAGGCCATGCGACCCAATAAACCGTTAACAGGCACTTGGTTAGGTGATTTTCCGATGAGATTTGACATGATGTTTTACGTTGTGGTGAGAGCTTGCAGGTTGGCCGCAGACAGGGCTTTAGGGTAGTAGGCTATGCGCATATACGCTCCCGCCCCAAGAGTCAGTGCAGTGGCTGCATTGGTACTGCTGTAGGTCACTGTGTAGCCGGTAGTTGTGCTGGCAGTAGAAGTGATGATTGCGGTGTTCGCTGTGAGCACGTTAGCCCCGGAGGTCACATTTGCCAACGCATAGAAGGTGCCACCTGATGTGTTGAACCAGTCGCTGAAATTGGTGCCCGTGATGCTGACAGCATCAGCGTTGCGGGTTACTTGGGCTGTGGTTGTTGGGATGTACGAGCTTGGAGTAGTAACGCCAGCTTCAAGCATTCCACCCCACACATAGCCATATTCCGACCCGATAGATGCAGGGGTTCCCCAATAGGCAGGAACGATGCGAGCGCCTGTCGTGTCGCTGCCAGTAAGCATGTTTGAGGCTGCCCACACACGAAACCAACCGTTGCCAACAGATACCATTCCAGCGGTAGTCCCGGCAACACTACCATTATTTGTGATGCCTATAATTAGTCTGGTATCATAGTCAAATGACACAGAGGCATACGAGCTAACACCAAGCCGGGAGTACAGCAGTAGTCTGCCTGTTGACTGTGTTCCTCTTTTTACAAACCACGAAGCGCAGTACACGGTATTATCTGCTCCGAACGAACCCACTCGGCCAATGTATGTGGCGTTTGTTGCTGTATCTGTACTTACGTGTTTGTCAGCCGTTAACGTACCATCAGGGGCCGTTATTGCGTTTGGGGTTATTGTTGAAGCAGACCTTTTTGTCCAGTATGAATTATCAAATTGTTCTGAGTATGAAAACAAGTTCGTACTTGCTGATTCAATTAAAAGTCCGTTGCATTCAAGTGTTACCGGATCAAAATCAATGCGCGCAACACCCGAGGGCACTGTCTCAATAAATCCTTTTTTATTACATCTAGTAGCGATGCTGGCACGAGTGAATGTGATGCGCGGGTCAATTGATTGCGAATTAGCAAAGTCTAAATTTAATATATGGCTAATAGATGGAAGATTATTGGTTGTAATAGCAATAGCTTCATTGCTAAATGAAGGATTAGTATTAAGAACAACACTACCTGTCCCTGTTGAGCTAAATGCTCCTGACAGATTGCCTATACTAGACACATTGGGTGAGGTATTTAATCCCATATTGATTCCTATTTATACTGTGTATCAAACCAGCAGTCAGCTGCACCTAGGGTCTTAGTAGGGCCAGTTGATGAATTTGCTATTACGATACCCGCTGCAAAATATCTACCATACTCGCCTAAGTCTAAGGAGAAATTACTAAGAGCAGCGACATAGAATGTTATCTTCGGGGCTGCAGCATCGGCTGGTACTGTGGCTGAATCATGAATTTGGATAAATTGGCTAGTAGCTTTTGAATTAAACCCATTTACCATATACAGCACACCGGCAGAAGCTTTAATAATCAAACTAGAAGCATACGCAGTAGTTGTTGCGTTTGTTAGCGCATTAGCTACTGCACCATTTGGCACCTCAGTAGTTAGCCAAGGTGTAGTATTTACAGTGTTTCCAGGCTGTACCGTCCATGTACCAGACTGCGTAGATGCAAATGTGGTATTGGTGATAGAGCCAATTGCATTAGCGCCAGCCGGTAATGCAGTATCAATTGTGGCTGATGCCCACAATCTACCAATAGAGTTAACTCGGAACCTTGTGTAATCGCCATCAGCAGGGGTTAACGTAGTTAGCGCGTCATCTCTAATTGCAAGGATAGCTACACCGGTATCCGTCCCACCTGCTGCGGAATCAGTTTGTTTACCTAAATTAGTGGCTCCAATCCCAGGGACAACTGACAGCACATCGACATCACCGATGTTATTACTACCAGCCGGTAATGCAGGCAATGTAGTAATTGACCCGATATTCCAAGTGCCGGACTGAGCAGCTTGAACAGCAAACGTGCCAGCATTGGATACTGGCTGTGTTGCCTGCCAGAATGTACCGGTTACGCCATGTGTCGGTACTGAAGCTATAGATACCGGCTGTGTGGCTTGATAAAATGCGCCACTAACAGGCTGCGTAGCCTGCCAGAATGTACCACTTACAGGGATACTAGATTGATTAGAAGCAATAGCTACTGGCGAAGAATTCGCCATAGTATTCTGACCGTTTGGATTTGAGGGTGTATAAGCCATTAAATAATATTCCAGTTAGCGTTATCGGAAACTAAACTGATGGCTTCATACTGTCTAACAATCGCTATTGTTGTACTTCCATCTATAGTCTGTGCTGATGTTGTATTTATATTCAGAGTATTACTTGCAGCAGTCTTCTTTATCTTATATATCGCAGTATTTCCTACAGCAGTAGGCAATGTAACAGTTATAGTATTGCTAGTGGTATTGGCTAAAATAATAGTCATACCCTTAGTTGCAACACCCGTATAAGCAGCTGCTGATTGATTGATTACTACAGGCGCTAGCATAAATCCAGTAGAATCTATACCGTCTAATAGACCAGCATTGAGGTTAGTTACTAAGGTAGTTGATGCAACTGCTAATGGTGCTGTACCTGTAGATACTGTAGAAGCAAATGTATTGCCTGTAATATTCTTTGCAATGAAATTCTCATATCCAGTGCCAGGATTATTATATATTGCAATTCTTCCACTAACTTCCATTGCAATACTAGAAGCGACCTTACCACTCCAGTGAAAAGCTAATCTTGGAGCATAAGCAATAGCACCTCCAGCGGCACCTGCCAGTGTAGCTTCACGAATTTGAATAGCCTTATCATAACCTGTACCGGATACGCTAGACGCAATATAAGAGCCACTTCCGCCGTAGTGATTAGTGGCTGTGGTTGCAGTAGCTGCAGCACCTGCGCTATTAGCGTATCTAGACCAGTCTACCTTAACGCCGTAGGTGTTAGAACCGCTCCAACCCATCAAAACAATAGCTTGCCCCCAACTATTTGCAACAGTGTCATACTGAACTGGAAAGTTTGGAGTAAACCTATCTACAGTAGTTCCGGTTGGAGAAGTCCCAGCAGAGGCATCAAACAGCGTGTGGCTATTTCCATAGTTTTTCCACATTAACTGCCCTGCAACTACTCCATCTGTTACACCTTTGTAATTAGCTCTGGTTGTTGAAAGGACAGTAGCGGTGCCAGCATTGCCAGTAATAGTAGTTTGATCGCCAGTGTTGGTGCCACTACAAGTACCAGAACCAGATGGTACAGCATCTTTGCGGGCGAACTCAACAACCACGCCCGCTGCTGTTTTGGTAAACAGTCTGCCGTCTGTGCTGTTGATCGCCAGCTCCCTGGGCGAGATGGCCGCAGCGGCTGGCACCACCCCCGTGGTGGCAGAATGCTTATGCAGCAATAGATTTGCCATGTTTAGAATGTCCCGCCGTCAAGGGTGCTGGCGTTGTTCAAAAAGTCCGTGCCAGCAGTAGCTGCAACATAAGAGGTGCCTGATTTTTTCAGGATACTGCCATCCAAATAACCGCTGGTGGATACGCCCAGGCCACCGCACGCGATAGAGGCGATGCCTGTGATGTTTGACGCAGTACCTGTGCTGTTTTGATTGAGCGTGGGGAATGCGCAGTTTGCCAGATTGCCTGATGCGGGTGTCCCCAAAGCTGGCGCTACCAGTGTTTTGTTGCTAAGTGTCTGCGTTGCCGTATCAATGACCACGGTGCCCGATGTGACTGCGGGCAAGGTGTGTTGTTGCGAAGTGCTTGGCCCCACGGTTGTAGCCACCACAATGGCACAGTACAGCGATGCCCAGCGTTTTGCCACTTCACCAAGCGCCATGTAATTGTCAACAGTGGGCGTTAGCTTGTTGCCGTGCAGCGCCATTCTTGTGACTGTATTGATCGACGTGCTTGCACTTTCGCCATTTCCTCGCACCCGAAACTCCATCCGTGTGCCTGCGGTAGCGTCCGTCAGGGCTTCGTTGCTGAGGCACGAGATACTTGCCACGACCCTGTAAGCCAACGAACTCGAATAGCCCTGAAACGACATTGTTCCTGAACAACTATCTACAGACAAAGCCGTCGGCGCTACGGAGGTGCCCTCGGCTTTTCTGAATGCCAAATTAGCTGTTTCTGCGGCTGTGGAGTAACAATCGAAGACAATCCGATTTGAATTGCTGTCCATGCCGCAAATATGCAGAGCAGCAGCAGAATCATTGAGCGTTGTTACAGCACCACTTTTGTTGATGGTCACAAGCCCCGTAAACGTGGGCGCTGCGGTGTTGGCCTTGGCCGACCATGTGGACTTTTCGGCATCCGTCACAAAGCGATTGCTGGCATCTTGCGTGATGATAGCCGGAGGATGATTGGCAGGGTGTGTGTAGTTGGTAGCTGATGTTGCTATGCCGTCGAGCTTGGTTTTATCTGCTGCGGTCATCACACCAGCAAGGCCGGTGGTCGCTGCACTTAATGTAGCGCCTGTGCCGGTGCTCGATGTAATGGGCACGGTCGTGGTGGTCTTTGTGCCCTCTGCCAGATTAACCGCATTGGCGGATAACACGCCTGCGGCAATGGACAGGTTTGTGCCGACCATCACGCCCCCGAGTACGCCTGCCGTGGCCGTACCCAAGCTCAAGGTGTTGCCGTTTTTGGCAAGCCCGGTGCCTGCCGATATTTGTCCTGCTCCGCTGAATTGCTGGAACGTAATGCCTGTAGTGCCCAGTGTGCCAGATGCGCTGACGGTGCAGACAAAGCCCATATCGTTGTTGACGGTGCCCTCTTCAGCAAACACATAAGCTGCTGGAAACTTCGCCCAGGTATTAGCATCTAGCGCACGGGTGGGCACACCTGTTGCGTTGACTGTGTAGATGCCGTTTTCTGCTGGGGCGGCCTGGTTTTTGATCAGGATGCGGTTCCCGGTAGCCAGCGTCACGCCGTCGATGACCTGTCCATTGGCAAAGCTGGTAGCCAGCGTGCCTGCTGCGGTGGTGACAACACGCACCGAGCCTTTAGGGTCTAGCCCCTGGGCGATGGTGTCCACATAGCCCATTGTTGCCGCATCAGTAGATGCAATAGGTGTAGCCAGCCCCGTGATGCGCTGGTTATTCATCGCCACAGCACCAACTGGCAGGTTGAGCGCATTAAGCGTGGGCATGGCGTGAACGTGATCCCCCCTGGAGGCCACAGTGGCCACACCTACAGCCGATACGCCCAGCGCGGTGGTCGCTGCGCTGGTTAATGCAGCAGCACCAGAGGACACGCCCAACAGCGTCAAGGCTTGCGCGACGGTCAGGTCTTCAGGCGCGCCCGTTCCAGCAGAGGTGCGAGCCTTAAATGTCTGTGTGGCCACGGTGACTAAATGGGCATTGCTGACAACGCCGGTAGCAATCGCGGTCGCGCCGTCGCCGGTGCTTGTAACGTGGCCGCTGTGGTTGGGGTGCGTGTAGGCGTTGGCCCCTGTGGCGATGCCGTTGAGCTTGGTTTTATCTGTGCCAGACATAAAGCCGGATGCTCCGGCGGCAATAACATCGGCGTGTTGTGTGCCACCTGACCCTACGTGCGCTACCGGTGTAAACGCACCTTCTCCGGCAATTGCCAGCGCGTTTGTGCCTGTGCCAAATTCATCCCCGCCTAAACCGTAATAGAGAATTTTTGACTGCTCGTTAAATGCCAACTCGGCATTTGCCATAGATGCCGGTGCGCCTGCGCCACCTCCTGTGAGCCTGCGTTTGATGCGGATTTTGTTTGCCATAATGATTCCAAAAGTTAAAGGGTTAAAGGGTTAAAAATTGCCGCCATCCAATGGGATGGCTAATAAGTCAGCATCAGAAGCAAACGCGCTGGCGTGCTGGCCGTCAAGCAGGTCTGCATTGAGGTTCGCAACCACTGTCGTTGAGGCTACTGTGAGAGGGGCTGCGCCGGTGGCGACGGTGGAGATAAGCTGCGTGGCCTGCACAGTGCTGGCTGCTGTTATTTTCCCGGTGTGTGTAGTGTCGGACGCTACGACCTCAAATATGCCGTGGTTGGCTACGTCAAGGAGAATTCGGTCTTTGTACGCTGCATCTGATACCGGGCTACCCAGTGCAAAGTATGAATGCTCGCCCCCAGACACCATAGAGGTCATTACGGCATCGCCGGAACGGGTTGCGTGGTATTGGGCATACAGGGTGAGCCTTGCGCCATCATCAATGTCAACATTGCGCCCGCCGTTGATTTGCAAGTAGGTGTTGCCTTCGCCCGACAGGACATTGTTGCCTTTGACGTAAATATCACCCTCTAAAACGAGGTTTCCGCCTGATGTCAGGCTGATGCGCGGGCTTCCATTTTTGTCATAAGTGACGAGTTGCCCGTTGCTGTCTAGTTTGATTCGGACGTTGCCCGCCGTGTCTTTGATATCAAGTCCACGGGTATTGATTTTTGCTGCGGTGATTGAGTTGGTAACGATCAGGTTGCCGTCAATGACCGTTCCGGGGGCCGTCCATGCGCCTGATGCCCAGGTTTTTGTCAGCACGAAGGTGCTGCCGTCCGAGGCGGTTACTGTGTCGCCTTCAACGGGGATGCCGTCTGGCACAGATGCGCTGGCGGCGGCATCGCTCCAGGTCTGGATGATGACCTGAAATGGCCCTGGAAATTGAACGACCGGCGTTGACGGGATGTAACGGGTAACAGAGCCGCGTATGCCGGTTTTGGCTTTACTGATAACAAACCGAGATGTCAGGCTGCTGGCCCCCGGTTTTGATGCCGTCAGATCGACATAACCAGTGTCTTGCGATAAAGCTGTGACTGTGTATGTATTGCCAGAAAGCGAACCAGTAATCCCGCCAGAGGTTGCTGTTGCCACTGTCCAAAGTGCAGATACGTCGCTGTCGCCAAGATAGACGCTCAGTGTTGTGTCGCACCCCGTGAAGTTACCATTCGCGCCACTGGCATCGGTGGGCACAACGTGGGATTGATTTGACAGCCTGACGTGCAGGCCGTCATTGGCATCAATGATGGTGACTTGACCAGTGGCGACAAGGCTATGCATTTTTGGTATTACGGACGATTAGCTTCCACCACGATGTTGCCTTTGACATCAATCTCGTCGCCGGTCACAGTGATAACCCAAGGGGTTACCGCTACAGTGCGAATGCCTTGCGCAGTGCAGCCGTAGAGCTTGCCACCCACAAAGTCCGTTCCGGCAGACGGAGCCGGGTAGTTGGTAAAAGTCAGCCAGACGTTTGTGCTGGGCGCGCGAATCGTTACCACGTTGGTAGTGCTTGATGCCACCTCGTAATAGAACGCATCGCCGTTGGCTTTTACGACCTTGACAATATCGCCCGCTGCAAAAGCGTAGGAGGTGCCCGTGTAATTGATGGTGGCACTGGCCCCGGTGGTATTTGCCGTGACCGGTGCGCCGCCTGCTGTGGCTATTTTGGCGGTGTCAACAAACGCCGCGCGCTTGCCGTCTTTGTCGTAAAAATAGTAGGTGAAGCTCCAGCCGGTCAGGTTCGTTACCTTGGCTGCTCCGTAGTAAACGGAGGGTGTCAGGGTTGTGTTCCCTATCCCATTTTGCAGTTTATCGCCAGAACTTGAGGTCATTTTAATGTCGTATTTGTCCGACACGTCATAGATTGTGAAGTATTGGGAGTAGGTTTTTGCATCCGCTGAATCGGTGATGTCTACCCGGAATACTTCCATACCCACCACTGCGGTCTCGCTGATAACGAGCGTGTTGTGGGCATTGCCCGCACCAGATGTCGGGATATTGACCCCAAGCTCTCCGACATCCGATGGTGGTACACCAGATGCCACCGTCTTGAGTCCAAACTTTGTGGCGTATCCGGAGTAAGAGGTGCTGACCTGGGCAGAACCATCGTCGGTGTACCACTTGTAGGACAGATTGGTGGCGTCAACGCCGCTGGAGCGAATGAGGTCGGCTGATATGGCTGTTACTGATTTGATGGTTCCGGTTGCCTGTTCAATCGTTTCATTCCCGCGTGTGAGGATGTAAACCGCATTGGTTCCAGTTTTTAGTGTGTTGAGCGTTATTTGTGCAATGACGTGCGACACCAGCCCGGTCGCCGGATCGGTGTAATCGCCTTCAAAATAGACAACGAAAACAGCGACGGATTCCAGCAAGTTACCATGGATTTTCATGACAGAGCCTGATCCGTCATGGGTGATGCTGAATGGTGTTGACTGAACCACGCCTGAGTCGTTGACAAACGATGTGTAGGTGCTCGCCGAGGTGAGCGCGGCACCGCCCAGGGTCAGAGCAAATTTACGGTTGCTCAAGATCGGGGTGATGTCGGTTGAACCGCCCACTGTGCCAACGTGAGACTTTGCTGTCAGCCAGACCCCGGTGTTGGCGTTTGCGGTGAACCATGACGGGGTGAAGGTGATGGTGTCGTTGTCTTTGCTGTAAATCTGCTGGGTGCCAAGATTAGAGGTCAAGGACGAGGTGATTGGACGCGCATCATTGGTATCGACAATGGTGATTTGTCCGGTTGAGACAAGAGTAGGCATGATGAACTTTCTTTAATTACTGATGATGTCGCAGAAAAATGTTGCTTTAGATTCAATATCGTCCACGCTGACAGATATTCGCTTGTACCCTGCGCAATACAAACTATTCCATGATTGATCGTCATAAGGAGGTTCCCTTTGCGCACTTGAAATCCTGCGCCACCTGAACCACCCTTCCGGTGTTGCGTCAGTAACATCCTCCCCATTGAGAAAAACGCGAGCAATTAACTGCGTAAAGCGCTGCTCCCCAACACGAAAAGCTGTTCCGTTCGTAGATTCAATAGATGTGATGTACGCGCTACCGGCTGGCCCAGCAACACCCGTCGGCCCGACTTCACCCGTTAAACCAATAGGGCCAGTCGCCCCTGCTGCCCCTCTCGGCCCGGTGGGGCCAGTAGCGCCAACAAGTCCATTCGGGCCTCTTTGTCCAGGTGGCCCAATCGGCCCTGGCTGGCCGTTAGCCCCTGCCTCGCCACTAGCACCAGGGGAACCAGGCGGCCCAACCGAGCCAGTCGGCCCCTGTGGCCCCACCACGCCAGTAACCTCGGCAGTAACCGCCAGGGAATCAACCGAATCATCGGCATAAGCGATTGCGAATGATGATGGGCCACCAACGTCCAGCGTGACCAGTGTGGCGCTCAGTGCATCTTCAGAGTTAGCCAGATAGGAGGTTGAGGATTCGCTGCTTAGGGACGCAATGGACGAACCCGCCAGATCACCCATTTCGACAGCAACAAGAACACTTTCAAAGGTGTTCTCGAATTGCGTAGATGCCGATATTGATTGCTGCGTTGCCATTCCCATATTTGGCAGTCACGACCGGCGATTTAACTTGGAGAGGATGTCCTTGAATCGCCAACATTCACGCCGCCGTGGGTGTGGGTTGACCCCACATTGACACCGTTGTGGGTCAGACCGCCGCCGTTGACCGTTAACCCGCCATTGATGGTGGTGGGCGCATTGATGGTCAAGGATGCTGCCGTCACGGTCGCGGTGCCCGTGGTGCTGAGGGTAAAGTCGCCAGCAGGTGAAATTTGCAATGTGGCCTTGACGCTTCCCGCATTGGCGACCGTGACCGATACCCAAACGGCTTTTGTGGTGTTGCGCGTGATCGCCCACAGCTTGTCAAAGTCCTGCTCGGACAGGTTTTCATGCGCCGGGCTGGTGGCAATCCGAATGCAGGTACCCGACGGATGTGCCACCTCGATATTGCCGTTGTCATCGATGGTCGAGTACACGTCGGATGCGTGCCTGGACACCTTGAAGTTTTTCCGGTCAAAGGCCATCTGGTTGACCTGTGGAGCCATGAAGCCCAGCGCGATGTAGCCATTGCTGGTGCGCGCCACGATGACGTAAACGTCGCGTGTCGGGCTGCCCGCTTTGTCCCAATCGTTGTCCTCTGGGTGATGCATGTCCACATTGCCAGACGAGGTGGTCATGGTGGGGGCCAGCAGCGGCACACCGGTAAGCTGGGAGCCATCGTAGGTCAACTGGATGTCGAGAGAATGGTCGTGCTGGTGGACTTTGACCACCCGGCCCATGTAGAGATCGCTCATCAGTAAACGCCTTTGCCGTAAAAGTAGCCCGATTGGGCGAGCGTGAAGTTCACAAATCCGGTGCCTCGGATAAATTGCAGCGTGCAGGTGTAGCCCCGGAATGGGACAAAGTTATGCACAACGCTGGTGACGTAGCAGGATGATTTGTTGCCATTGCCAAAATCAATCTCGCAGTACCGGCCAGGCTTGTACTCCGGGCTGCCCTTGCAGTTGATGGAGCCTGACTCAAAGACCACGTTATCGACATTGCAGTCTTGTAGATATTTGATTTGTTTCAGGATGTACTCAGTGTGGTCAGTACTGCCCTTTTCAAACTCTGCCTTTTTTTGGCCGGGGATGGACTGCGTCAGCAGGCTGCCGTGCTCGGTGGTCACGTCCATCATCCGAAAGCCGTACAGACTCTCAAGGCTGTTTTGGTAGTCGGTGGTTTTCATCTGCGAGCTATGCTCCGTGAGCATATTTCGAGTGGTGTCAATGGCTGACAGGTACTCACCCGGCCCAGAGTGAACCATGTAGAAGTTCGCCACGTCGTGCTCAGACCGGCTGCGCTGGATTGCGGTGATTTCCTGCGGGCTGACCCGGAACGATTCGACAATGCCAGTCGCGTCAGAAATCAGTTCCCCGGCCAGGTTTTTATAGGGCGGCTTGCGGTAGCGCAGCGTTGGCGCGATTTTGTCCTCGTCGTCATCGATCAGCAACTCGTAGAACGGCCCCAGGTTGCCGTGCTTTTGCAAGTGGCTCCACATGGTGCCGTCCGGGTTGGCCTGGATGCCTTGCGGGAAAACATAGTCGTCGGGGTCGGCACCTTCCAAATTGACCAAGAAGGATGGGAGTGCTGGGTTATCGATTTTCCCGATAAAGTCGTTGATCGCCCGTGTGGTCAGCGCCGCCACAAAGGTGCCCGCTGGCAGGGTCAGGAAAGGGATGCCGAACATCGTTTCCATATACGTTTTAGCGATTCCGGCCAGCAGCCCCGCCGTTCCCGTCCCGTGCAGGAAGTTGATGCGGAACATGCGCAGGAAGCAGCCGTAGTCGCCGCCGGTGATGGTGACAATCCGGGACGGCTTACCGCCTTCACCAATCGATTCGGACTGGCTGGTGTCAGTAACAACGCCGCGAATGACGAGCTGCGGCTCATGGGTTTTTTTGACCGGATCGTATTTGCCGGTCATGCGAATCAGGATGACATCCATCGGCTCGACTGCGGTATAGATGGACGTGCCGTAATTCCTGATCAACTGGTCGCCCAACCGGATGGTGAATCCGTTGTTGGGGCTATTGACCGATTTGTGCGCCGTGACAGAGCTGCCCTCGTTGAGGTAAGGGGTCAGGTCGATGATCGCGTTTTTGGCGTTGACACCAGAAGAATTCGGGACGTTGATCAGGTTAACCGTCTTGATAAGGATGACGCTGATCTTGGGGGAGTGGACGGGGATCATGCGGCTATCGTCCCAGTGGCCCGCGCGAGGGCGACACTTCGGTGGTTGACCTGGGAGAACTCCAGGCCGCTGCCCTCGCCGCCGCGCGCGAAGAATTCGCCCGATATTTGCAGCGGTGCGATGGATACGTTGATCTGCTGCTGTGATTTGGCTTGCTGGTAGTGGCTTTCAGGGAGATTAAGCATTGGGGCGCGCATTGATTCCAAATGATTTTGGGTGCGTTCCTTGATTGGTGTCGGCACTGGCGCACGGTCTTGGGCACTTAGAAAAGAAGTCGGAATTTTGGTGACAGGCTCAGGCTTTTGAACGGGCACTGGTGCTGGTGCTGGTGCTGGCACTGGTGCTGGTGCTGGTGCTGGTGCTGGCACTGGCACTGGTGCTGGTGCTGGCACTGGCACTGGTGCTGGTGCTGGTGCTGGTGCTGGCACTGGTGCTGGTGCTGGTGCTGGTGCTGG